GATACCTTGGAACTTATGTAGCAGTGGGAACAAGTCAAGGATTAAGAATTGCTATTGCTAATGACACAGGCGACTTATCTTATGGACCACTTGTATTTCAATCATCTCTTGGTGTGTATAAAATGAGTGCTTTTAGTAAATTTATTTATGCTGGAGTTGACTCTGGTGTTGGTGGTAACTCTGGTATTTACCGTGTGGATTTATCACAACCATTAACTAGTGGTGGATATGCTTATGCCACAGATGTTTATGGAGATAGCGTAACTGGTAAAGTTGAAGGTGTTGCTAACTTAGGTGATGGCAGAGTTGCATTTTGTATTAATGGTGATGGTTTATATGTTGAACATGCTACTGAATTACTTGAATCTGGTGAGATAACCACAGGTATTATTCGTTATGAAACACTAGAAAACAAAGCATGGAAGCGTCTTAAATTACGCACCGAAGGTACTCTCAATGGCGACATTGATATTTTTCGTGTGATAAATGGAGCAGCAACTTCATTTAGAACAGTAGAACAAGGAAGCAGTACAGATTATGACTATGATTTATCATCGGTTTTTAACGATGTTAATGTTGAAGCGCAATTTAAATTCCGTCTTTATCGCAACGATACCACTGCGACAACGGGTGCTATTATGTCTGGCTATTCTGTTAAGGCTTTGCCTACTCCTACTCGTGCTCGCCTTATTCAGTTTCCTCTCTTTTGTTTTGATTCTGAGCGTGACCGCCTTAAAAATATTATGGGGTATCAAGGATATGCCCTTGGTCGCCTTCAAGCACTTGAGCAAATGGAAGCCCAAGGCGAAACTGTAATCATCCAAGACTTCACGGCTAATGGTGAACCCATTGAGGCTGTGATTGAACAAGTAACCTTCACTCGCACCACACCACCAAATGGAAACTTCACTGGGTGGGGTGGCATTATTCAAATTACGGCAAGAACTGTCGTATAATATAAGGAGCCGTAATGACCCCTGCTGATTGGGCTGCACTTGCAGTATCTATAACAACTTTAGTTGGCGCACTAGCCATGGGAGTAAAGCATTTGACAAAGCACTACCTGTCAGAACTTAAACCCAATGGTGGGTCAAGCCTAAAAGATACCGTCAATGCGCTAGAGCAGAAGGTAGAATTACTGACCGAGTTAGTTAAAGAGGCTTTAAGAAGGTAGGCATGAGTACACCAAAAGTTGCCAAGGTTGCAAGCCCTGCTGCCATAGCGGTTCTGCGCCAAGCAACTGCCCTATCACCCTTGCGCAAGAAAGCATCTGATGGGCTATTGCCTTCGGCAACACACCTAAAGGCAAGCCCTAATTCAGACCACAATACAGGTCTTGCAGTAGACTTAACCCATGACCCAAAGCATGGCATTGACTGTGCGGAGATATTTCAAAAACTCAAAGATGACGACAGAGTTAGTTATCTCATATTCTGTGGAAAAATTTGGTCAAGGGATAAAGCCAAGCAAGGTGACAGAAAGTATACGGGTAGTAATTCGCACAACAAACATCTGCATATCTCCATCAGACCAGAGTTTGCAAAAGATACCAGCCCTTGGTTCTGGTGGAAAAATCAACCAAGCCTAACCAAACAAATAATTGCCGAAACAATAAGCAATAATCCAAAAAAAAAGTAGGCAATTTAAACGAAAGGCAAAACATGAAAGACCTAATCGCTAAACTAAAAAGCAAAAAGACCAAGGCTGCAGTTAAGTCTTATCTTCGTGCTGTTCTAGCATCAGCCGTAACCATGGGATTAGCATTGGCTGCTGACCTTGCACCTGAATATGCAATCCTGATTGGCTCCGTAGCAGCACCACTTGCTAAGTGGGCTGACAAGACCGAAAAAGAATACGGTTTAGGTTCCGAATAATTTAATACTGTTTAAACAAAAGACCCCCGCAGTCAAGAGAAATCTTGATTAGCGGGGGCTTTTTGTGTTTCCCTAGAGTGATTAGGTATTAGTTATACGGCACTCCCCAGTACAATATAACTAATTTATGTTATCACACATCTACTGGTGTTGGGGCTGTTAATTTTGCGCCACATAAACTGCACTCTGCATTTGTAAACCAAAGGACAATTTCACCTTGTTCAAAGATACAAGTAGTTTTAATTAATTGAGAGCCACAAGGACAAACATGGGTAGGTATACCACTATAATCTTGCTTTGCAGAGGGTTGCTTTCGCTGACGCTTCAGCAACCACATACACTATTCCCGTTCTGCACGAACAGGAGTATAGTCAGATAAAAATTAAAATTACATATTTGTAATTCTATCGGCGTGTCGCTGAATAGAGGAGTGAGGTGCATGTAAACTCCGCTATTGATATGACACTTGAAGAAAAAACTGGAAAGCCCTACATCAGCCACAGCGCCATGAGTACATGGCTTAATTGTGGTTGGTCGTACTACCTTTCCCGAATACAAAAGGTGCCTGAGAACCCATCCTACTGGCTTGTAGGGGGTAAATCTGTGCATGAGTGTACTGAATGGTATGACCGTATGGAGCCACAAATGCAGGCAATCGCAGATATTGATTGTCGTGCAGTGTTTGTAGATTACTGGCAAAAAAACTACGACATGGCTAACAATGGTATGCCTTTCCGTGCAGGTGGTAAAGCCACTAGACAATATCCAAACAAAGAGGATGAGTCTTGGTGGTTAGATAATGGACCCAAGATGTTCCACAACTGGATTGAGTGGCGCAAACAAGATAATCCATATATGCCATATCAACTTTCAGGTGGTGACTTTGCTATTGAAACAGAATTAAATGTTGAGATTAGCGGAGTACTAATGAAAGGATTTCTTGACAGATTAATGGTATCTCCTGACGGCGAACTTACCGTCATAGATATTAAAACATCTACAAGGGCACCAATCACCTATACACAACTAGGTACCTACGCCGTCATGTGCGAAAAAGTTATGGGTGTGCGACCAACCAAGGGCGCATACTTTATGGCACGCACAGGGGAATTAACTACCCCCGTAGACCTAGACCATTACACTGAAAATAGACTTGGCTCCCACTTGCGTGGGTTCAAAGTTGCGATTGACAACAACATATTCATACCACAACCTGGTTTTATGTGTGGTACATGTTCTGTTAATCATGCCTGCTATGCAGTAAAAGGTATAGAATCACACAAATACCCCGAACTAGGAGAAACAAATGAGTGAAAACACACCAATACAAATCAACTTCAAAACTAAAAAGGATGGCATGTTGATTAACCTTCGTGCCCAAGATGGTGCTGAACTTGATTTGCTAATGACTCAAATCAGTGAGCGCCTTGCAGCGTTAGTTGATTTAGAAAAAACAGTGGAAGGAATGGCAGTAGTTAAAAACGCTTTTCCTAATGCACAAGTAGTTGGCTCAACACCAACTGCAACTCCATCAGCAGGTGCACCTGATTGTGCATGTGGTGGTGGTGCTATGCGCTTTGTACCAGCAGGCATTGCTAAATCTACTGGTCGCCCATACAAGGCTTTCTATGCTTGCCCTAAACCACAGGGTCAGGCTTGCCAAAACAAAGTGCCTGCATAAACAATGCGCTTACTTTCTCGTGCAATCAGGACTGCTTCACAAGGTGGTGCCACGCTGCCAACAGTATGGCGCTCCTTGTTGGACCAGCAGATAGCATTTCGGCGAGGCGAAGTAAGCATGGTCGCAGGACCACCAGGCGCTGGTAAATCTACATTTGCTTTATCTCTTGCAGTGCATGCAAAGGTTCCAACTCTTTACATCTCTGCAGATACACACTCTCACACCATGAGTTTGCGTTTGCTTGCAATGTTAACTAACAGAACACAAGCAGAGGTTGAACCTATGATGGAAGCGGACAGAGAGTGGGCAGCCCAAATGTTGAAACCAGCAGACCACATAATGTGGGAGTTTGATTCAGCACCTGCGCTTAAAGACATTGAGGATGCAGTACTTGCAGCCCGTGAACGCTTAGGTAAAGATGTTGAATTAGTTGTACTTGATAATGCAGTTGATGTAACGCTAGACGGACAAGACGAATGGGGTGGGCTACGCACCCTCATGCGTGAACTTAAATGGTGGGCACGAGATACTGGTGCTGCGGTAGTTGTATGCCATCACACTAGTGAAGGTGTTACTGGTAATCCTTGCCCACCTCGTTCAGCGTTGCATGGAAAAATTGCACAGACTCCTTCGTTAATACTTACAGTGCACGGACAGATTGCAACCATGGGCGTGTGTGCTGTTAAAAATAGATACGGTCCAGCCGATGCTAACGGTGCTTCTCCCGTTTGGCTTATCTACGACCCAGCCAGCATGCAGATAAAGGATGCGATAACACAATGACTTGGGAACTTAGATTAGTAGAAAACATGGGTGAGTTACTCGGCTCAGACAAGAGTGAAAGCGTAGTTGTTCCTACCGAAACACTTATTGAAGATATGAAAAATCAGTTGAAATTTTTACCTAAGAACTTTACTTGGATAGTGGGATGGAGGACCTATGTTTGGCAAGAAACGGAAACAAAAGAATTTAAAGAACTTACACAGCGAGAGCATAAAAAACTTTACAGCGGAGAGCATCTCAATCAACCCGAAGATGGTGGAGAAAGCAATAATGCAGTCGGACTTACCACAGCCAGTGAAGGAAAATCTACTGAGTGAACTTCCAAACTTTGTGGAACATATTGATGAAGCAACAAACAAAATCTTCAATCCCTCCGCAATTTGGCTTGAGTCAATCCAGTTTGCTGACTATGTGGGTCAACTTGCTGTACATCTCAGAGAAGAACACGGGGCAGATTGCCGAGAAGAAATCGCAGAACGACTTGCAGTAATGAGCGAGTCATTTAAAGAACTCGCAGAGCACGCAATGATAGTTTTAGACCAATCACAGAAAGTGTTTAAACAACATGGCACACAGCACTAAGGAAACACTTTCTATTATATGGTGCGATAACGGCACTACTGATGGCAAGTTTACAGAAGGTTTAGTTTATACAATCATTCATGCTCACACCGTTGGAGTACCTGTTAACAATGCCATCCGTGTGCAAGGTAATCAGATAGCAAGACAGCGCCAAGCAGCCATTGAAATGTGGGAAAAGGTTGGCACTGACTGGGCATTGTGGATTGATTCTGATATTGAATTAACACAGTCAATACTAAAGACACTATGGGATGCAGCAGACAGGGTTGCTCGCCCCATAATGTGTGGTGTTTATTTTATATCTAAACAAATGGAAGGTTCATTAATGCAGCCAATGCCTTGCATATTTAATGAAACAGATAATGATTATGAGATTACTTATGTTCATCCTCTGCCAAAGAATCAAATCCTTAAGGTTGATAATGCAGGTATGGGATTAATTCTTATGCACAAGAGTGTGTTAACAGCGCTCAATGAGAAATATCCAGGGGACTTTTGGTTTGGCGAGAACAACGAACGAGGTGAAAGATTTATTGGTGAGGACATTGCCTTCTTCCGTAAGGTTAGAAAAGCAGGGATGTCAATACATGCACACACTGGAGTTATAGCAAAACACATGAAGCGATTTGCTTTTGATGGTCCTTTCTATAACTTGTATTGGGCAGCAGTAGAAGCAACAGAAAGGAAAGAGCGTGAGTCTACAAAAGAGTAATAAGCGCAGAGGTGCAAACTTTGAGATAGACTTAGTTGATTGGTTTATGACCCAAGGTTTAAACGCTCAACGCCTACCTCGTGCTGGGCGTAATGATGTTGGCGATGCTTTTGTTCCTGGGGTAAATGGAACTTATGTTGTAGAAGCCAAAGCGCCACGGCGTGATGGTCGCATTGACCTATCAGGTTGGTTGCGAGAAGCAGAAATTGAAGCAGAGAACTACAAAGAACAAAAGAAACTTGCAGTGGCACCAACTCCATTGGTGATTATCAAAGCAAGTAATAAAGGAATAGGAGATGCTTATGTCGTACAGAGGCTCAGTGATGTCCTTCCAAACCTCTAAGCACAGTATCGTAAAGGTACTAGAACATTATGGTTTTACTATTCCAAGTAATCGTGGTGGGTGGCAATCAGTTCGTTGCCTGTTCCACAATGACCATGTTAAATCGGCTCGTGTAAACATTGATGGCGGTGGCTTTAGATGTTTTGCTTGCGATATGGCTGGAGATGTTTATTCAATTATCATGAAACGAGAAGGAGTTAATTATGGCGAGGCTCTCAAAATCGCAGAGGGAATTACTGGCGAAGGCAACGGAGAACTACGAAAAAAATCTAGGAGAAGCACTACCGTACCTAGAGAGTCGAGGTATAACCGAGGCAACGGCTCGTATGTTCCGCCTCGGCTTCGTGAAGAATCCTGAAACAGGACATGAACTATATCAGGGTAAGTTATCTATCCCATACATTACGCCATCAGGTGTAGTTGATATTCGTTTTCGTAGTTTGAGTAATGATAGCGGACCAAAATATCTTTCAAGACCAGGAGCATCGACCCATATCTACAACATAACTGCATTGAATAAAGATAATGGAATGTTAGTTATATGTGAGGGCGAGATAGATACCATCATTGCTACACAAGTTGGATTAATTGCAGTTGGTTTGCCTGGTGCTAACAACTGGAAACCATTTTACTCTCGTGTATTAGATGGTTGGGATAAAATTATGTTGTTTTGTGATGGTGATAATGCAGGGCGTGAGATGGCTAAGACCATAAGCAGGGAACTAGATAATGTTTTTCCTGTATTCATGCCTGATAATCAAGATGTGAATGATGTGTTCCTAGCAGAGGGAGCAGAAGGATTACGCAGACGAGTGGGTATTTAACCTTGGCTAAAAACTCATCATTTGATTTAGACTTTGGATACGGTAGAAAAGGAGAACAACTTGTCGAAGAACTGCTCACCCAAGGTAGAACTGTGGAAGTTAAGCGAGATAGAAAATGGTATAAAACTAACAACTTATACATTGAAACTTCCTGCTATTTTAAAAAGACCGAATCATGGGAAGATTCAGGACTGGCAATTACGGAGGCTGCATACTGGGCTTTCGTTTTACAGGTATCGGTCATCATGGTACCTACACCTACGCTTCGGTATGCAGTGCAAAACTTTGGTAGAGAAATAACTTGCGAGATACCACCAAATCTAAGTAAAGGTTATTTGATTACCGTAGATGATTTAATGACAGCAACTAGGAAATACAATGAGCAACCAACCGATAGATGAACAAGATAAAGTTTGGCAAACTATTTATAGTATCGCTCGCCAAGTAGCGAGTCGTGCCAATCGTATTCATCGTGGGCTTGTAAGCACTGATGACTTGTATCAACACATGTCCTTGTGGGCATTGGAACATTGGCACAAGATTGAACAGTGGCAGGCAGAGGAAAGTTTAAAGTATAAGTTGCGTAAAACTTTTTACAATGAAGCACAAAAATATGTAGCCAAAGAAAGAACACGACACTCTCGTTCACCTATGTCAGATAGTTTTTATTATACCCATCAGGTGTTGCACGAATTGTTGCCTGATGTGTGGGAGCATGTCGGCTGGACTGATACGCCTGACATGACTGCTGAGTTTATTGCACACTCTAGCAAGCCTTCCGAAGGTGGCAACAGACTAGCCTTGTTATCAGATGTTGCTGCAGGTTTGGCTCGTTTAAACAAGAACGATAAAGATTTACTACAGATGCGATATAGCAATGGCGGTATGGATTTTGCAGCACTTGCCGAAACCTACGGCGCAAGTGATGAAGCCATACGCAAGCGTGTCAAGCGTGCCTTAGATAAACTACAAGACAGGCTTGGTGGTGAGCCACCTATTTGGCGTGGGCGTAGGCGTGTTCGTAGTAATGCAGAAGCACAGGCAGAGATAAGAAATCAGGAGGAAGAATGAGGGCGATTAATCCATTGTGGTGCTTGCTTGCATTTTATGCAGGCTGGTATGTTTGCTATATTCAAATGAAGAATTGGAAATAATGAATAAAGAAATAAAGATTAAAAATTCATGGCTGTACTTTGGCTTGTCTTTTAAACGCTTTGCTATTGGTTTTGAAATTGATAAATACCATGTTGATATAGATTTATTCTTTATATGGATTGGAGTTGAGTTTTGATTGTTGGATTAAGTGGGTATGCACGCAGTGGTAAGGATACTGTTGCGGAATTGTTGTGTTTAAACTATGGATTCAAGCGCATCTCTTTTGCATTACCTATGCGTGATGCGATATACACACTGAACCCATTGGTTGATGGCTTCAATCGTGTTGCTGATTTGGTTGAGGATTATGGCTGGGACATAGCCAAGGCTAATACCGAGGTGCGTAGACTGCTTCAAGTCTTTGGCACTGATGTTGGTAGAAATATTTTTGGTGAAAAATTTTGGATTGAACAAGCGTTTAAACGAGCAGAAGAATACGAACGAGTTGTGTTCTCTGATGTGCGTTTTCCTAATGAAGCCAATGCTATTCAAGAAAGAGGCGGAGATGTATGGCGCATCAATCGCCACGGTCATAGTCCAATTAATAGCCATATATCAGAGCATGCAATGGATAATTATTTGTTTAAACATGTTGTCTATAACGATGGGACTTTAGATGATTTGTCTAATGAGATATTTATGTTAATGCACAACGCCTATAAATTATAGAAAGCGCCCGCTTCGGGACTGGAACCTAGGCGAGCGCTTCGTACCATAGCCTACTTCATATCCTTGGCTTGGGCAAATTAATCTCATGTACTACCCAACCTTTTATTTTCCTGATAGTGCTTCGTGTTCTAGCAGTAGTGCCACCCCAAGTTCCATACCTTTCGTGAGCCAATCCCCACTCCAAGCACGCCTCTCTAATCGGGCATGCACTACATAGTTTTTGTATGATGTATTGAGGATTATCTTTTTCCTCAACGGGGAAGAATAGTTCTGTGTTGATACCTACACATGCTGCTTGTTTAAACAGTTCATGGTCGTAGCGCAACACATAAGTCGCCGTTCCATTTTCATAAACCTTTTCGTTTATTACTTTATGAAACTTTGGTCGGGTTAACATATCCTGCTCCAATCATATAATTTAATAAAGTATTTAATATAACTTCGCATTTAATTCCATCACGCAAGACTGCTGGTTTGCAATCCTCCACTGACCAAGTAAAGTGTTCGTCAATTAAATGAAAAGTTAATTCACGGATAAGTGCCTCATTAGTCATCAGTACCACCCCCTTCCAAGATTACTTCCAAGTGCCTTGCAGATATTGCCTCCATATTTTCTTTGAATGTAGGCAAGTCCAAGTTCAACTTGTTCAAAACCATCGCTTGTTTTCTTTGCATCTACAAGTGCCCATGTTGCTGGCATAAACTGAGCAATACCGTAGGCTCCCGATTTCTTGTTTAAACTTTTGGGATTCCAGTTTGATTCTCTTGTCCACAGAGTATACAGACATGTCCATTGCTCCAGTTTATTCATTTGTGTAAGCAAATCTATTGCGTACTTTTGATATTCGTTTTCATAAAACGCAACCACAGTGCCAGCAATCTTGTCGCCCTTTGGCAATGGTGATACTGGCACATGGGATTTATCAAAAAACTTATCGTCAATCGCCACGCTTAAAGTAATAATAATAAACATGGCGATTAACCTTTTTAATCTCATGACACAGCCTCTTGCTTGGCGCTGATGTTTTTAATTAAAGTAGATAAGTATTCAGGTATGTCGGTATCATTACCTTCATCATTTGATTTACCTACAATAACTACATTGCCTGTTAAGTAAGGTGTATTACCAAACAGAAAAGAGATTGCACTGCCCAGTGGATTTAGAGGTAGGTGCTTTAGTAAACCTTCATCATCTACATAAGCACACGCTACCTCTAATCCATTGTAGTCATAGAGTCTGACCGCCTCGATGTATCCATCGATTGCATCTTGGTAATCAGTTAATTGTTTAAACACTTTCTCTATATGTGTACCATCAGGCTTGATTACTACGCCTTGTACTTCTTTAGAGTTTGTCATTTTTATACCTCCTTCCTCTCCATTTTTTCAATGAGGTATTGGATGGAGAAATCACTCATGTCAGGCTCACCGCATGCGTAATCGCAAACATCCTCCCACACTTCACGAGTAATTTTTCTCTGTAGATTTTCCTCTACATGTTCCTTTGTATACCATGCAATGGCTAAGTCATCCTCCAATGGCATGTTGTTTAGTTCCTCTAGTACTCTTTTAACCTTCACTACCTACTCCTTCCAGTTGGTTTTTAATTAGGTCATTGATGGTTGGTTCCATTGCGTGCCTGTGGTTGTATCGTGTGCAATCACCGCATACTTGGTACTTGGTGAAGGCAAGCATGAGGTCAGTATCTTTACCGCATTGCGTGCATGTACTGTTCATTGCTTTATACCCTTCAGTTCGGCAATAGTTTTTTCTAGTTGTGCAATCTTTTGGGCAGTGGTTAAGCGTGGCGTAATTCCATACTTTAACTTTGCCTCATTAAAGATTGTTTCGTATTCATCACGATGGTTCGTGATAAGTTTTTGCACTGCTTCATACTTGGCAGTGGCATATTTCATTGATGATGCAGGTGATTTCATTGCTTTAACTCCTTCATCATATTGTTAAGTTCAGCATAGGATAATTTATTACTGAGCCATTTACAACCATCCTTGGTTGAATCATTTTCAAACCCTGCCACCTTGACCCAATCACGATAAGGCTTTGTGCCTTTGTATGCGCTCATGAATAGGCGTGCAGATAGGTACAGTGCGTAGTCATTGTTAATCCACAGCGCACAGTTCCAAGTGTCGTAGTTTTTCCAACCTTCATAAGTTTGGTTAGCCATTGCTTATCACCTCATACTTTGACCAATCACTTACATTGCCATTTAGTTCCTCAGCAACCAGTTGTTTAACTTCTTTAACTGCTTGTTCAGGAGAGTTGGTTTCAACGGTGTAATAAACAGTAGAAATAACTTTAATTTCTGTACTCATGTTTAAACACCTAACTCTTTGTCAACCACGGTTGATACTTGTTGACGCAAGTTGCTTACTCGTTCACGCAACCATGCGTTTTCTTTTTCTAGTTGCACATTCTTTCTAATGGCTAGAATCATCACGCCAGTAGAGCCAATCAACGCAATCGCTATTGCGATTAAGTCGGTTCCTAACATTTACTTTCTCCAATCAGTTTGTGTAGCAGTGTTGCCACAGTCCCAAGTTTACGCTTAATTAGATTAATGTCAATGATATTAGAAAAGATTTTTAAAAATAAT